TTATTTCTTCGTGATTCCATTCAATTGATTTAAGGAACCCCTCCTCTGTAGGACTGTAAATTTTTAATTCCATAAATACCTCCTATATTTCCGGGAGAATCAGTGGGGGCTTTCTCCCACTCTCTACATATCTCCAAAATTTTTCTTCTTCCTGTTGCAGCATTGTAAGATCAGCTTCCACATCTCTTCTTTCAATGAAGTAATGTTTGACTGTTGTACGCTTTTCGTTGCCCCAGTCGGTATTCAAATGCGCTCTCAGAACTACGAACTGCCAACCGGTTACCAAAAGATAATGCAGTACCTGTATGTAATAATTATCCGGAATCCGATCCTTCCATTTTTCGTACTGCATGGACTGCAGGATATTTGTAGTTTTAATCTCTAAGATTCCCTTGCGACCTTCCCGATCGGTCAGCTCGCCATCAAGAGACGCTTGCATGAACGGATGGTCCTTACTCTGCAGAATCCGGAATTCATGATGTTCTACCTGATATTCCGGATAATCCAGTTTAAATAATTCCCGGATGTATTCTTCTGCTTTCTTTCCATAAATCACACACGGCTTGTCCGAAATATCTTTCGGTATTACCCTGCCAATCTTTTCTTCGAACAGATCAATATTACTTTTGTATGGATTCATCCCGACTACAGCACTTGCATCGCTGCCGCCGATCCCGTTCATTCTGCCTTTTAACCACTGCTGTTCATTTTCGAAATCATAAGCCTTAAAAATATCATTCATATCTGATACCCTGCTTCCGCACAAAGCTGCAATGCTCTATTCCGGTGTTCTCTCTGGTTCTTTAACTGCAGTTTCTTTTTGCTTTTCTTTTCCTCCTGGCAGTCACATGGTTCTCCAGGATCTAAATTTGCGCCGCATAACGGGCATTCGTTGTAATACATTCTCTATTCCTCCGCCCAAAGGCTGCCGCTGCACCAAAAGTAATCCGCAGAAAAGCTATATTCTTCCAAAACTACTTTGCTTGGATCCATGTTGCAAATATGATCACCATCTCCTACCGGCAGACAGTTCACACAATTCTCGCAACATCGGTTATCCGGTTTCGTCTTCTTCTTTCTTCTACTCATTTACTATGTTCTCCTTCTGCAATACAGGAAAATCTTTCAGCATCTTTTCCATCCACTGCTCTGCATCCCGATCACCCAAACCGATAACATCCATATCAAATCCAACCAGCAGGCCTAAAATCACATCTCCTACAATAGGATTCCCATGTTTGTTCGTGTCATAGAAATAACATCCCATCGGATTCACCGGAAGATTCTTCACAAGACCTTCTTCATCTACGATCATGACTACTTTGGTTTTGAAATAATCCAGCAGTTTCTGGGTTCTCACTAACTCTACATATCCGCCGACTTCTTCTCTCAGGCTTTTATGATCAAAATCCAGATCGATGATTGATATCTTATTATCCGTTGTAATTTTCAGCGTCTTCATCTTTTCTCCTCCGCCTGTTTAATGGCTTCCTTTGTAATACTTACCAGAACTTCCTTTGCCAGTTCTTCTGGCATATGTCCACGAAGTGATCTATATATTGCCGCCGTAACGCCTCTATATTCCCTTAATAACTATGCTCCGGATCCCAGTATTTCTACCTGGCATCCCGTTATTCCGCTGCAAACGGACTGTGATGTTGCTTTAATCATTTGACTAATTTCCTTTCTTCTCATATAATATAGTTGACTATTTTCCAGAGCGCCCGAAGCTTGCCGGCTTATACGGGTGCTCTTCTTTGATTTCTCCTTGCAACGTCCTCACCTCCTTCACCTTACAAGCAACCAGATAAATAACATTGCATCAAATGCAAGTCCTATTGTGGCGCCGATCAGAACCTCAAATATTGTTTCCCTGATGATTCTCTGCCATTTTGTTCTTGGTCCTCTTCTTTTCATGCTTGTCCACCTTTCTACCGCCTAAGCGGTTTTCTCTCGTTCGTATCCCAAATATCCAACAGCTACACGATTCAACTCATTCACGATCTTTGCTCGCTCCTCTGCAGATAATGTAGCCATGTCTCTTTCTACTCCATCGATGATCACGATGTTTATATGTTTCAAAACTGCATCACCTCTTTATAGGTTATGTATCACTGTTTGTACTTGTTGCATCTTAATCTTCAATATGAATCGCACGATCGGCTATTGCAACTGCTCGTATGTACGGTGAAATCTTTCTACCAATAATTCCTGGTAATTCTACAGGGTACTTCATACACTTTCCGCACGCCGGACAGTAATTTGCTTTTTCTGGAAGTCCCACAAAGCATGCCGGACATAAGCGTTTCTTTTTTCTCGTTTTTTCTAATACTTCTTTTGATGATTCACCTTCTCTTCCATCCGTATTTTTTGTTGTTGATCTTGGAAGTGTACGCACATCCATCTTTAAAGTCAGCTCTGGAAACATCCTTCCCTCTTCGTGCACAAGATTAAAATCGGCGATGCCTTTTAACATCATTCCATCCAAAAATATATGACCATCTTTAACTTCCAACTGGTGTAAATCTCTATTCATGCTCTTCTCCTCTCTTCTATTGCATCCTCCTTAAATCTCTCCTATACTCTAAATACAAGCACTGCCACGCTGAGTATTTATGAAAGGAGATATATTGTATGGATCCTAATTGGCACGCCCAACTAATGGTTGATGAAATTAACAAACAAAGTGAACGAGATGCTCTTTTAAAAGAAACCCATGATACTCTTTTGCAAATGCAAGAAGCATCTGAAAAGGAATCTGCTATAAATTCAAAGCGATTTATAATTCAGACAGTTCTTTCTGTAGCATCTCTAATTGTTGCAACAATTGCTGCTGTTGCCTCCATAATTTCTTTATTGTAAGAACTATGGATATTTGATCGATAGCCGTTAATACTGCAGCTATTGATACTAATAAAACCGATACACTTTCAGCCACTTTACTCCCTCCCTTCTTCTGAACCAGTTTCATCTGTTGCAAATAAGTAATCTAATGTTTTGTCTGGGAATGCTTTCCGCTTGATTTCTACACATTCTTTTAATGAAAGTGTACTTTTCCCGTTCATCTTGAATGATAACGTTGTTGGCGTAATTCCCAGAATTTCAGCAAGTTTTACTTGCGTCACTTTATTTCTTGCCATCTCGGCTTCTAAATTCGGAAACACTTTCTCACCTCTTTTCTCGATTTTTCGTGATTGCACTTTAAAGTATATACGATTTTTCGAGAATGTCAACCTGTTTTTCTCGATTTTTTGAGATTTTTATTTTATTTTCGGTGACATTATATTGATTTTTCGAGATTTTAATGTTATTATCAAATCATCAACTGAAGAAAGGAGTTAACTTTACATGAATGAATTAGAATCTAATGTGAAAGCACTCATCATAGATAGATACGGAAGTATGAAAAAATTTTCCGAAAAAATAGATATGCCGTGGACTACCTTGGATAGTATTCTAAAAAGAGGTATTGCCAATTCCAACATAACAAATGTTTTAAAGATCACACGTGAGTTGGGATTAGATTCTGAGAAACTGGTAGATGGTATAATTGTTTTCGCACAAGATGAACCAACTACTCTTGCAGCTCACTTCGATGGTGACGAATACACAGAATCTGAATTAGATGAAATCCGTCAGTTTGCTGAATTCGTAAGGAATAAACGAGTTAAGTAACTTATGGGACAGCTTATCTGATATACTCGAGCGGGAGGTGTTTGTATGAATACATATGAGAAGCTACAGGAAGAAGCCTGCAAAGACGGTATAGATGTTATTGATTATCCTTTTGAAAGTAATGGAATAAAGGGATTATATTGTAATGGCACTGTTGCTATCAGAGATAATATAGATACAACTACAGAAAAAGCCTGTGTTCTGGCAGAAGAACTCGGTCACCACTACACTTCTATCGGTAATATTATTGACATGGAATATACCGGTAATCGAAAACAAGAGCGACAGGCACGGCTCTGGGGATACAATCGCAGCATCGGATTATTCGGTCTGATCAGAGCTTATGAACACAGTTGTAAAGATAAATATGAAATTGCAGAGTATCTGGATGTTACAGAAGAATATCTGGAAGACTGCATTAACTGCTACCGGGATAAGTATGGGGAATATAAAATCGTAGACAATTACACAATTTATTTTATCCCTAACTTGATGATATTTAAGAAAATATAGAATTGAGGTGTTTTTGTGGGACTTTTTTCAAAATTATTTGCAGGAACTGTATTTACCTTTCAACCCGATTTTTCCAAAACCGAATATGATAATTGGCTTGAGTATATGCATCTAGGTGGCACAACTGCCGAGTGGAAAGCTCTAAAGAAAAAATGTTCATGGAAATTTAAAAAAGAACCTGCTGATGTTTGGTCAGATAAAGAACATATGCGAATTACTGATAAATACTTTCCACAACTAGAGAAAATCGAAGAGCAATGGTCGATAATGTATAATCTTAAAAATTATACTGGAAAGCGCGCTGAAAAGTTTGAACAACTTTGTAAAGATAATATATCTTTATATAAGCAGATAGCAACCATTGAAAACTCTTATGGCGAAACTCCTCCACCAAATGCACCGGCTTTTAAGCGTTTAGCTATGCTATATGAAAAGAATAAATTGTATGAAAAAGCCGTTTCGGTATGTACTGATGCTTTATTATACGGTGCTTATGCCGAAAACATGAAAGGGCGATTAGCTAGAATGATAAAGAAAGCCGGCCGTACTCCTACTGCCGAAGAATTAAAGCTTATAGATAACTAATTTGATTCATCCAGTATCTCTAACCATAAATACACTGCCCTCTTGATACGAAAGTATTTGTATGGCGGAGATATCTGATTGAATAAATAAACTCTGGAAAATAACAAGAGACGAAACATTTTGAAACAAATAAAATGAAAGGAAAAACATATGAAAAAGAAAATCGTAGCAGTGCTGCTTGCAAGCGTAATGGCATTATCGCTTTCAGCTTGCGGTGGATCTAAAACAGATTCTTCAAGTTCTAAGTCTGATACGAAAAAAGAAAAAACGGTAAAATCTGATAAAAAAAGTGATGAAGCTACCACTGAAGATTCTTCAGATAAAGCAAACTCATCCGAAAGCGAATCATCTGACCAAGGGAAAGATTCTGCTTCTTCCACATCGGATACGCAGACAGTATCTTCGTTAGATATAGACAAATGTATATCTGATTTAAAAGCGAACTTACCACTTGATCCAGATTACACCTATGTTAACGATTATTATATCGGAGTAAAAGATGATACAATAACTATAACTGCAGTTGTTGATGATTCTACCGATCCATCTCTTGCGCTTGATTTTGCTGATACGCTTGTAAGACAATTGAATTTATATGCACAAATGCAAGATTCTTCTATAGAATCAAGTTCGCAAAACTTTTATGGCGGTCTCTATACTCGCTATAATGCCCTTGTTGGCGTTGCACCAGCTAGTAAAACTAACAGTCAGAAA